GGTAATTCAAGGCCCGTTGTTTTTTTAGAGTGTGAAGGGTGGGCATAGTTAACATCATGATAATAATGAATAAAAAACATGAGCAACGCGGTAAATTTTGACGATGCAGTGAATCAGATGGTCTCGTTCGGGCTGCTGCTGCGGCCTGGCGAAGTTGTCGTTGGGAGTCGCGGAAGGTGTTACGTCAGCGACGACCACAAGGAAAAGCGCGGCTGGTATTTTTTGCGTGAATACCTGTTCGCCGATCGCAAAACCGGGGCGACATCACTTTATGTGGTAGGATCGTTTGGCATATTTCGCTCCGACGAAAGCAACAAGCAGCGGATCGATCTGAAATTCGACGGCCTTGATGTGGAGCAGAAAAAGGTCATGCGCGATCAATATGCGCGCGACCTGAAAGAAGCGGCGAGAGCGGAAGCAGAGAAGAATGCGCGCGCGGCTCAGCGCGCGACTGCCGCGTGGGCCCGGCTCGCGCCTACCGGAGACTGCGACTATCTGAAGCGAAAGGGCATCACTATCCCCGGCGCTCGGTACACACCCAGCGGCAACCTGGCCATCCCATTCAACGACGCGGCCGGCGCGATTCATGGCCTGCAAATAATCTACGGCAACAAAAAAGACCGCGAGCGCAAGGGGCGCGACAAAGATTTCTGGCCGGCCGGCAATACGTACAAGGGCCATTATTTTCTGCTCGGCTCTCCGGCGGGCGCGCGGATTATTTTAATCGCGGAGGGCGCCGCCACCGGCGCCTCGCTGCATGCCTGCACCGGGCATTGTGTTGCGATTGCGTTCACCGCCGGTAACCTGCCGCACGCGGCGAAAGCCATCCTCAAGCGCTACCGATCCGCGCGCATCCTCGTGTGCGCCGATGACGATTTCTGCACCGCCGGCAATCCCGGCATCACCAAAGCCCAGGAAGCCGCCGCTGCCGTCGGCGGCGCCATCGTGGTGCCCGTGTTCGACGGAGATCCGCTGCGCCCTGATATCGCTGCGGCGAATATTGATTTCACGAAAAAAGATTACAAGCAGCACGTCGAGCGCGTGCGCGCCGGGCGCCCGAAGTGGACTGACTTCAACGATCTACAGCAATGCCCGCTGGGCGGCACACACTCGGTAACTGCCCAGATCGAAGCCAAGATCGTCGAATTAAAGTGGCGCGTTGATGCGCCTCCGCGCGTGGCGAGCGAAGCAGGGGGGCGGGGGAAATCAATTCAGGCGATCACCAGCGTCGATGAAATTTTCGAGCGCTATGCGATTATTTACGGACACAGCGAAGCGCTGTTTGACGCGCGCGAGCGCATGCTCGTCGCTCTCAAGGATATGAAGCTGGCCTGCGCGGGCCGCGAGTTGTGGCGCACGTGGCTGGAATCGAGCGACAAAAAAATAGTGCGGATGGAAAACGTCGGCTTCGACCCGTCCGGTAAGGACGATCGAATCACCTGCAACCTATGGGGCGGCTGGCCCATCAAGCCCGAGGCTGGCGAATGCAGCCGGTTGCTGGATCTGCTGGAATATCTCTGCTCAGGCGAAGATAAACCGAAGGACATGCATGACTGGATACTGAACTGGCTGGCGTATCCCTTGCAGCATCCCGGCGCCAAAATGAAAACGGCGCTCATCATTCACGGCCCGCAGCGCGTCGGTAAAAATTTATTCTTCGAATCGATCATGGGCATCTATGGCGAATACGGCCAGGTGATTAATCAGGCCGCGCTCGAGGACAAGTACAACGACTGCCTCAGCCGCAAATTATTTTTGATCGCCGACGAAGTGGTGGCGCGGCAGGAACTCTATCACGTTAAAAATCAGATCAAGGGCCTGATCACCAGCGACTCGATCCGCATCAACCCGAAAAATATCAAAAGCTATTGGGAAAAAAATCACTGCAATCTCGTTTTTCTTTCCAACGAAGTGCAGCCCCTGGTGCTGGAGCGTGACGACGGGCGCTTCGTGGTTCTCTGGACGCCCGAAAAACTTAGCCGGGAATTTTACGGCGATGTAAATCGCGAAATCGAAAACGGCGGCATCGCATCGCTGTACCACTACTTGCTGCGCCGCGACCTAGGCAGTTTCTGCGAGCACACGCAGCCGCCCATGTCGCGCGCGAAAACGGAATTGATGGACCTTGGCATGGACTCCGAAGAGCAATTCTGGCGCGACTGGACAACGGGCCGCATCGATGGCGTGCCCGTGGTGCCGGTTAAAACGAGCGCGCTTTATAAATTTTACCGGGACTACTGCTCGCGCGTCGGGCACACGTACCACGTCACGCAGGTGCGTTTTTTTGCGCACATTTTGAAGCGCACCGGCGCGAAGCGGGGGCTGCGGCGATTCGATCCGGACATAGATACAAAACAGGCCGAGTTCATTTTTCCCGTGGGCGTTGATCAGCCTCCAGGTAAAAATATAGCCGCCTGGCTGAGCGAGTGTATTGAGGATTTTTCTTCCGGCGTGAGTAAGTGGCGCGAGGAATTTAACGATGGAAGGTGAACGAAATCATACCATGGGAACCGTGGGAACCGCATGGGAACCGTTATGGGAACCCTTAACTATATGATTTTATTGAAATGGGAACTATGGGAACCACTTTGCGCCTCACGCGCGTACACGGGACGCGTGCGCGCTCTATCTACTGAATACGATCCCTCTCGTACACGCGCGTGCGCGCGTTCCCATGGTTCCCATAGTTCCCAAAAGAAAAGAATCAATAACTTACAGAATATCGAACGGTTCCCATTGCGGTTCCCACGGTTCCCATTGAAAGCAGCCGGCTGCTGAAACATGACCGAAACCACTGAAATCACCGAGAAAAAGGCCGATTTCGCGCGAAGGCTCGGCGTAAAGCGGCCTTACGTTTCCAAATTGGTGCGCGAAGGCCGGGTAATTTGCTGCCCGGATGGCCGGATCAAGGTGCAGGAATCGCTGGCGCTGATCGCCGAAACCGAAAACCCCGGCTACGACCACATGCGAAAACACCACGCCGAGCAGCGCGCGGCGAAAGAAAACGGCGAAACCCCGGAAAATAACGGCTCCTACACGCAGTCCCGCGCGCTGAAAGAGCACTACCAGGCCCTGCACGCAAAGCTCGACTACGACCTCGCCGCCGGCGAAGTCGTCGAGCGCGCCTCGGTCGAGCGCGCCGCCGAAGATGCGGGCGCCGCGCTGCGCGCCATCCTCGAAAACATGTCCGATCAACTCGCGCCCGCGCTCGCCACCGCTCGCGACGAAGTGGCCACGCGCCACCTGATCGACGAGCACGTCGAAATGATGCTCGCGCAGATTTCAAACGAGTTTAAAAAAATGGCAGGCCCGGCATGATGGCCACCGCCACCTACCAAAGCGGACGCGCGCCGTATCTGCACGCGCTCGCGCGCGCATCGCAGCCGAACACGCGCCTGACTGTCTCGCAATGGTCGGATCGCAATCGCGTGCTCACGTCGAAATCCTCCAGCGAGCGCGGGCCGTGGCGCACGGATCGCGTGCCGTATCTGCGTGAGATCATGGATTGCCTGTCTGTCACCTCGCCGGTGCGCTCGGTGACGATTATGAAATCCTCGCAGGTCGGCGGCACGGAGATCGCGCTGAACTGGATCGGTTACATCGCGGATCACGCGCCCGGCCCGTGCCTGATCGTGGTGCCGACGCTGGAAGTGCGCAAGCGCTGGGTGCGTCAGCGCCTCGACCCCATGATCACGGAGTCGCCATCGCTGTCCAAAAAATTCACGGCGCACAAACGCCGCGACGGCGGCAACGCCGAGGATATGAAAGATTTTCCGGGCGGCATGTTAATTATCGGCGGCGCGAATTCCGCCGCGAGTCTGGCCTCAATGCCGATTCGCTATGCGATCAACGACGAGATCGACCGCTTCCCCTGGGAAGCCGGAAACGAAGGCGACCCGCTCGGCCTGATTCGCAAGCGCCAGCAGAATTTCGCGCGCCGCAAGGAACTCAACATCTCCACGCCCACCATCAAAGACGCCTCGCGCATCGAGGAACTTTTTTTGCAGGGCGACCAGCGCTATTACCACGTGCCCTGCCCGCACTGCGGCGAATTCCAGCCGCTGAAAAAAGATAATCTCTCGTGGACGAAGCACCCGGAAACAAAAATCGTCACGCGCTGCGTCTACGCGTGCAGCAGCTGCGGGGCGGAAATCGACGAACACCACAAAACCGAAATGCTCGCGCGCGGCCGCTGGGTGCCAACGCACCCCGAGCGCGCGGCGCGCAGCTATCACATCAACGGCCTGTATGCGCCCATCGGCCTCGGCCTGCGCTGGATTGAAATCGCGCAAGGGTGGATCGACTCGCAAGACGACAAATCAAAACTCAAACGCTTCATCAACACCGATCTCGGCGAAGTGTGGGAGGATCGCACCAGCGACCTGCCGTATCAATCCATCATGGCGCGTTCAGAACCGTACCAGTTGCGCGAAATCCCGACCGGGTGCCTTGTGCTGACTGCGGGCGTCGATACGCACCCAGACCGTCTTGAGCTGCAAGTGCTGGGCCACGGTCGCAACGGCCAGACGTGGACGATTGACTGGCTCGCGTTCCCCGGTGATCCCACGCGTGAAATTATCT